CCGATCTGGTAACCGCGCCACCCCGACCTCCCTTCATGAGACCCAAAAATGAATCAATGTACTGATTCTAACGGTAACGAGATCCACGGGCTGCAAGTTTTGACGGAGAAGCTGCACGTCTCAAAGCCGACCCTCCGCAAGGCGTTGGTCAACGTCACACCGGCCGGCACAATCCCAGGCGGTCACAAGGCGTACACCTTGGAGCAAGCCAAGTCCGCGTTGGAAGCGCAGGGATCCCGCGCGGTTGGAGGCCCCCTCAAGGACCAAAAGCTGGCCGAGCAGGTCCGGCAACTGAAGATCGCGAACGATGCGCGGGAAGGCGTCCTCATCCGCCGCGACTCCGTTGTCTCCGCATTTGCCCGCATCGCCTCGAGGCTGGCCAGCATCCGCACCACGTCAGAGTCGCAAGACCCGCCGCGCATCGTCGGCAAAGACCTTCACGAAGTCAGGGCAGAGATCCGCAAAATCTGGGACGCTGTAGGCGCATCCCTCGTGTCATGCAGCGAAGAGTTCAAGGAATCCAAACATGCAAGAACCAACGACGGAACCGGACTGGGAAGCGATCGAGGCAGCGGTGAGCGGCCCAAGCGCGGACGACCCAAGAAGCGACCAGAAGGAAGCGTTCATGCGGGGAGTCCTGACGCTGGCAATGCAGACGGTCCTGATGCCGCGGGGCAAGTCCACGATCCGATGCGCTGACCACGCAAGGGCGAGGATCTTGGTTGCCCTCTACCTCCTGCGAATCCCAGGTCACGAGCGCATCCTGTCGCTTTCCCACATCGCGGACATCTGCGGCGTGTCTCGCGTTGGAGTGTCCCTGTTCGCGTCAGACATGAAGGTCAAGCTGGGCCTGCCCGACAAAATCACAGGAACCCACACAAAGCGCCGTCTGGCAGGGAAGGTCTAGCTGAACGGTTTACAATTTCGCCATATGTTGGATGAACCTTCCAACATTCATGGCCTCGGCAACGTCGCTCTTTGGGCGGCTTGAGGCGTGGCTGCAAACCGCGGAGAAGCACGCCGCGAACATTTCCGCGCTTACCTCTGAGCGCGACTCTCTCGCTTCAAAGGTTTCCGCGCTGACGACTGAGCGCGACACGCTGAACGCTTCGCTGTCCGCGATCACCGCCGACCTGAATCAGGCCAAGACCGACGCTTCCGCCGCGCTGACCGCCAAGGCTGCCGCCGAAGCTGCCGCCGCCGAAGCCAAGGCCGATGCCGACAAGCTGAAGGCCAGCCCGAGCGCGCAAGCCGCTGCCGTACTCGCTGGGGTTGGTCATCTCGCCGTCGCTGGTTCTTCCGGTGATTCCGCAAACGCTGGCGTTCGCACTCCCCAAAACCTCACCGGCATTGACCGCGCCAAGGCCGCCTTCGCCGCCCGCAAATCTCAAACTCGGTAACCAAACCAAACCATGCCACTCCACACGCTCCTTGATGTTGCCAAGCTGACTGGCAACGACGTGGCCGTTGGTCTGATCGAAGAGAATCAGACCTTCTCGCCTGAAGTGCTGTCTTTCCTGTCTCGCGTCATTCCTGGCACGAGCTACAAGACTGCGGTCGCCACGACGCTCCCGACTACCGGCTTCACCGCCGCCAATCAGGGCATTGCGATCACCAAGTCCCAGTTTGACCAGCGCCTAACGGAGTGCTTCATCTTCCGTGGCGCGGTTGAAATCGACGCCGCCGTTTCCCGCGCCTCCGAAGGCCTTGGGCTTGCGGACCTCGAAATGATCGAGGCTTCCCGGGTTGCTCGCTCCGCGCTGGTGACCCTCGGCGGCCAAATCTTCAACGGCACCTCTTCTTCAGGCTTCACCGGCCTGAAGGCGTTCACTCCGAAAACGGCCGCTTCCGGAACATCCCCTATTGTTGTGGATGCCACTGGAACGACCCCAACTACCGCGTCTTCAATCTACGCCGTCAAGTTCGGCCTACAAGACGTCCACTTGGTATTCGGAAACAACCAGACGCTGCAACTCTCCGAGTTCCGAGACCAGCAGCTTACGGACGCCAGCGGCGGCAAGTACGCCGGCCGGGTGGCGGAGCTTACCGCGTGGATCGGCATGCAGCTTGGCAACGTGAACTGCGTTGGCCGAATCCTGAACGTGACCGCTGACAGCGGAAAGACGGCATCGGACAGCTTGATTTCGCAACTGATCGAGAAGTTCCCTGTCGGCTATACTCCGGACGCGCTCTATATGAGCCGCCGAAGCGCAGGCCAGTTGGCCCGCTCTCGCTCTGTGACGATCTTTTCGCAAGCTGGCGTCGCACCCAACGCCGCTCGCACCACGCCAAACATTGCGACGCGAGTGCAGGATTGGGATGGGATCCCCATCTTTGTTTCCGACAACATCGGAATCACGGACGTCATTGAATAACCGCAGGCCCAAGAAAGGATCATTATGCCTCGTCGCTCTCAAGACCTTCTGTTGACCGTTTCGCGGGCACTCCCCGCGCAGAACACCAGCGCAGCCACGTCAGCCATTGACCTCGGCTCCGTGTTGCCTGACACCGCTCTCGAATCCATCGAGCTTGTCATCTCTGTGCCGGCGACTACCTGCGCCACTGGTCAGACGATCACGCTGACCCCGCAGGACAGCGCGGACAATTCCGCGTGGGCGGCACTCTCGCGAGTTGCGCCCCTTGTCCTGACTGGCGCGTCGAACGCAACCGCCGCCACCGGCGAACTGCGTTACCGGCTGCCGTCCAACACGCGCCGATATTTCCGCGTGAACATCACCATGTCCGCAACGACTGGTGACCAGACGGCGATTACGGCGATCATCCGCCTGGATTCCTGATTCCACCTTCTCCGGCCACGGGTCACTTGTTCATGGGTCACGGGCCGGTCTGCGAAAGTGGACCGGCCTTTTTCACTATGCGCTTCCTACTCCTCTTCCTGCTCCCGCTGGCGCTGCTTGGCCAGACCCGAAGCGTCATCAATACCGGCGCGACCGCAAACGACGGCACCGGCGACTCGGCGCGCACCGCGTTCAACAAGGTCAACACGAACTTCGCGACGCTGTGGGCTGTGATCTACACGAATCAAGTCGGCACCACGAACGCGTTCCGGTTCTCGACCAATGCGTTCATCACGAGCGGCACAAACATCAGCCTGAACCATGAGATCACGATCACGAACAAGCTGACGTTTGAAGGGAGTGGAACGAACGACCTAGAGTTTGAGGACATCGCCACTCTCACGCTTGATTCGACGGACCTTGGTCTCTACGGCGTCGCGTCCGCGTATCTGGACGGAGGAATCACTACGATCCGCGGATTCACAAACTTGCAAGTTGTCACTCCCGCTGTTCATGGCGGGCAGGCCGTAGCCGGCCAAGTCCTCAGATTGTCGAACGCATCAGAAGGTGATGTTGAATTTGCCACACCTTCGGTTGCTGGCTTCGCATTTGACGCCGCTCGCAACAACATTCTGCTTGGCGACGACAACGCGATCGTCGACACAAACCCGGTAACCATCAACGTCACGCTAACCGGTGCAGGAGGCACATCCCCGAACCGCATCGGCACATCGACGCACACGACCACTGCCGCTGGAACAGTGTCGTCTGGCGTCATCATTTCAGGACGCGCGTACTACGTCAGCGGAACCACCGGGACAGTGACATACAACGCCGTCGCCTACAGCCCCGGAGCAACCTTCTATGGCGTATATGGCGTGCTGACGTACAGCGTCACCGGCGATTGCATCGTCAAGGACCCAGTCACAAGACTGCCCGATTCCAGCTACGTCAACGGCCAAGGCTATGTCGCGACAATTTCGGGCGGATACGATCATCTGAACAATCAGATCGCTGGCACGATTGCAGGCGGCGGACACAACGAACTCCGCAGCGGCGGCAACCACGCGACGATTGTAGGCGGATCGTACAACGTCCAGAAGGCGGGGCTCTACTCCTTCATTGGCGGCGGCACTCAGAACCACCAAAGCCAGGACTTCGGAAACATCGTCGGAGGATGGGGAAACACCATCCACTCAGACAACGTCGCGGGAACCGATTACAGTTTCATCGGGGGCGGCACTGCCAATCGGATCACGGACGCCTCGACCGCAACGATCTTGAACGGGCAGAACAACTACATCACCAACTCCGCATCCATCACTCCCAGCCTTGTGGATCACAATCAGATTCTCAACGGACTCGGGAACGGAATCGACGGCAGCCAGCACACGACCATTCTGAATGGATCATCGGTCCTCATGTCCGGGACTGGCAGCTTCTACAACACCATTCTAAACGGATCCAGCATCACGGTGTCTGGGACCACGGCGCACGCGCTGATTCAGGGCTCGACAATCACCGTCGATTCCCTTTCGCGCGGCATTATCTATGGCGACTTGCTGACGGTTGGAAGCGGCACGCACAACAGCTTGATCGGGCAATCCGGCGTGATGTCCGGCGGGCAGTTCAACCTCAACTGGGGACTGTCCAACGTCACGACAAACACACCAACGCGCACCCTTGCTTTCGGCACGGCCAACGTTATCACCAACACCAGCACGGACGTTCACCTGTTCGGCAATTCCCACCAGTCTCTCGGGGCTACCTACTCGGACAGCTTCGGGTTCGCCAACGTCCTCGGGGCTTCGTCCGCCTACAGCCTGCTTGCTGGCAACGGCAACACGACCACGAACGGCGCGACGTACATGTTCGTCCACGGTCTTGCGAATGCTTCAGGAGCGTCCGACTACGGAGCGATTCTTGGGCGATCATCCCAGATCGTTGACCAGACCGACGTTGCGACACAGGCCAATTACGCGATGGCGCAGGGCTATGAGGCTCGCGCTCGCAGCTTTGGCCAAAGGGCCGAGAGCAACGGGGACAACACTGGGATCAATGTTCAGCGGAGCCGATATGTAGCATCGCGGAGATACACTCACGCAACTGGAGTTCTCAGCTCTGACTTGCGACTCGACGGGTCCGGGCAGTATATCTACGTTCCAACCAACTCGGTCTGGCAGATCACGGCGAACGTCGTCGGAGTGCAGTCTGATGGGGTGAAGTACGGGACGTGGAAGGTCGATTTTGCTGTCCGCGATTCAGCGGGAACGTTGTCAGTTTTGGGATCTCCATCTGCGACGGTTGTCCATAACGGCCACAGCACGACGTGGACCATCGCTCCATCTATCCGCTCAAGCCCGCGAGGGGTGACCATCAGCGTTACCGCGCTCGATGGCGAGACGATCACATGGGGCGCGTCACTGGATGCAATGGAACTCAACGGGGCTTGGTAACAACATCGCCTAAACTCTAATACCTATGGGTGCAATGATCCGATCCGATGGGTTCCGACTGTCAATCTCTGGCGGCATCTTGCTGGCGCTAGTTTCCGGGCTTGTCTTCATCGTTCGACTGGACGGGAAAGCGGACAGGGGACTTGAAAAGTTCGACGCTGTAGTTTTACAGGTCAACGCACTGCGCGAGGAAATGAAGGCGGACAGGGTCGTCATCAATGGCCACTCCGTCGAGCTTCGAGAGCACCGTGTCATGATCCGGGAATTGCAGCGCAAGAGCGGTAAACAAAACGTCGAAGGCTGGCCCGAATAACCATGAGTGAAAACTTGACGGCATTGACGGACGCAGAGTGGGAAGAGCTTTGCTCGTTTGGTGCAATGACGTGCCGAGGCGTCGCTCTCACGCTGTCGCAGGCGACGCGCGCCGACAGCCTTGGCAAACGTATCCGCATCCAGCGCCCTCCGCCGATTCCGCCTCCTCCGGGGACTCTTCCGCCGACAATCAAGATTCCGCGCATGTGGCCGGCTGACACGATTGCCGGTGATCCAGGTGTCGGAGGGCCCGTCGCGTGAACGAATACAACGACATCCTCGAAGGCGTCGGAATCTCCGGCGTCTGCGTCATGGTTGGCCGAATGCTTAAGACCGTCCCGCAGATTCCAGACTGGACAATCCCTTTGGCATTGCCTCTTGTGGGAGCCGCCGCCGCGTGCCTCCTAGAGCCTCCGAGCGGTCCGGTCGCCATCAAGGGCTTCCTTGCTGGCGGGAATGCCGTGTGGATGAATCAGGCGTTCCGCCAAAGCAAGGCCGGGTCCGAGACGGTGTTTATGAAGAAGGACAAGGATGAGTAACCCAATCACCACGTTTGAGGGCCGCGAGCTTTCCGGAGCCAAGCACTTCGTGAACATTGGCGAGCAGCACGTGGTGCGCATCTACCTGCCCGCGTCATCCGCCGTTAGTTGGTCAGGCGCAACCGCGCAGGGCGCAATCCGGACGCAGACGGGCGCGCTGATCCACACCTACACCGCTGGAACCGTTTCCTTGGATGACGACGGCAATGGCACCATCGTCATGACGGTGCCGGGTACGGCTACGGATGATTTCGCCGTGGGTACCTATTACGAAAACTTCAGCGTTACCGCTGGCGCCAATGGCCCATTCCACACGGACACATTCCGCGTCATCGTCCACCGCGCTCCCGTCAGCCCATGATCTACGACATCACACTGACCGTTGTTGATAGCACGACGAGCACGACCTACTCGGGCGCGGCGATCTCCATTCAGACGGAGAAGGTGGTTGGTCAGGTCAACACCGGAGACGGCGGCGGAATCACGGACGGCGATAAAGGCGACATCACCGTAAGCGCAGGGGGCACCGTCTGGACCGTCGACGCACGCGCAATCACGGCCGGAAAACTGTTTGAGGTTGGCGCAACCAAACTCCTAGGGAGGCACACCGGAACCGCTGGCGATGTCCAAGAAATCAGCGTCGACGGCGGGCTAGAGTTTCACGGCGGGCAGTTGCGACGCGCAGCTTTGACAGGTCAGGTCACAGCGTCGGCAGGAAGCAACACGACCTCGCTTTCGCAAAACGGAGCTGCGACCGGCAACTATTACAAGTGGGATGGAGCAAATTGGGTTCCGGCCGTCATCAGTTACCTTGAGGACATTGAGGACATACCTTCGACGTTCACGCCTGCCGCGCATACTCACACGCTATCAAACCTTACGCAGAGCGGGGCGACAACGAACCAGATCATTCAATGGAACGGTACAGCGTGGGTTCCGGTGACGTTCTCGTCTGGCGTCGGCGGAACGACCGGCTCAACCGACAACGCGCTTCTCCGCGCAGACGGAACCGGAGGCGCAACGGTTCAGACCTCCACGGTCACAATCGACGACTCAGGGAACGCCTCGCACACCAACTGGACCGTTGGGAGC